GGTCACTGATGAAGTCGAAAGGGTATTTGAAGCAGGCACTGCAGCCGCAGAAAGCTATGCTCAAGCTGTAGAACTAGTTGCCTCTAAGGTAAATACAGTCAAGGACAGCATCAAATCAACCGCAGGTACTGTAAAGTCTGCTATCAGCACAGTATTCGATCGTGCTATCGGACAAGAGCGTAGTGGCTCAGGCAGAAAAAAAATTGAAGAGAATAGACTAAGACTATTAGCTAAGATTAGTTCAATAGAGAATTTTATTGATAAAACAAAACTACAAACTGCTTTTACTTTACAACAATTAGAAATAAAAACAATTCAAGCAAGGCTTAGAGGTGAAGCCGAAATTCAACGAGCAAGAGGCAATAATGAGGCAGCGGCAAATCTCACCAGGCAAGTAAGTGCTTATGAAGAAGTTCTTAAGCTAAATCAATTACAATTCAATGTTGAAAGCCAAAATCTAGATCTGCGGAAGAAATTAGCCGGTCAAGCCTTAATCGATGAAGCCTTACAGAAGAAATTGTTTACACGGCATACGAATAGAAAGATAGCTGAAGGCGAAATAACAAAAGCCTTAGGTGTGACTGGAGTAAAATATAAAGACATCTTAAAAACAGTAAATTTAATTGAGGAAGCTACAAAAGAGACAAAAGCTATTGATGAAAAAACTATTACAGGAGCAACAAACGCTTACGGCTTACAGCTCGAAGCTACTGAGAACATAAAGAAAGAACAAGAAAGTATCGCTAAGTTACTTATCGAAACTAAGGATCATGTAGAGAGAATGACCGGAGCAGTTCAAGCTGTAAATGTAGTTTTTACAGATACCAAAGATACGATTGCTGATATGGTTGAATTCATGGATGAGCTATTGGGCAAAACCAAATTAGTAAAAGCAGAACTTGGTGGTACTGGTGGTGGTGCCCGTTGGATGGGTGGTCCTGTTGCGGGAGGACAAACCTATCGAGTTAATGATGCTGGACTTGGTCGAGAATCATTCATGAACAAGTTTGGAGATGTGAAGCTCTTGCCTGCAGGCTCTAACATTAACTGGACAGCACCTAGCGCAGGTACGATCTTACCAGCAGCAATCACAAAACAGTTAACTAATAACTCGCAATACAATTCACAAATAGCTAACAGCAGAAGCAAACTGTCTCCGATGCAGTCATCTATCTCTGGCAATGGAGATACTGGCGTTTCCGGCAACCTAGTCAAGCAAATGACCGCTGCTTTGACTGGATCTGGTGGCAATCAACGCATTACAAACAACGTGACGATTCAAAGCCAGCAACCTGTCACAGATGCGTCGAAGATCATGACGAATGTGGCCCGTATGCGGCTCCGTAACGGCCGGAGGATCTAAGGATGGCTGGAAGTATCACAATCAGCTACGGAGGCACTTCTGTGGCCTTTACGGACTTCTCAGGGGACGATCTACCGAGCTCTGTACTAGGTCAAGCTAGCTTAGAATTTACCCAGATCGGATTAGGTTACGCGCAAGGTCCAGCTCGCCAACAACGCAAAATCTGGGCAATTGCTACATATGCAACAGATGGACAAATCGCAGCATTAAATGCAATCTTCACGGCATGGGATACAAATCGGTCCACTTCTTTGAATACTTCTGTTGTCAATATTGTTGATAACTTACTAAGAGAAGCAACCAATAATGTAAATATACCTATAGTTACAACTACTGCATTCTTTACATCTCCACCTACTATCTCAAGAGTAGGCAGAACCAACGAAGTATTTTTATTAAGCTTTGGCTTAACGGAGGTGTAGATGACACTTGCTAATACGACTTCTAAGATACGTTTATATATTAATGGCACTGATTATAGTAACTTTTTAATTGAAGGTTCTACTTCTGATGATTCTGCTTATAGTACAAATATAATTACAACTAAAGGTTCTATTGTTCTCGGCGGCGATACAAGTATACTAGATTACAATAAAACTCTATTCCCATTAGGTTCTAGAGTTAATATTTATGCTACGCTAGCTAATTCTAGAGTGGCAAAATTACCGCGTGGTCAACTATATGTTTTAAATTCAAGTATTGACGTTAATACTAGACAGACAATTCTTGAGGTCGGATGTTCTCTTGCGTATCTAGCTTCCAGAGAAGCTTCATATCAGTCAAAAATTGAAACTTTGATAACAACTTTTATTTCAAGCGTGGTGAAAGGTTCTTTTATTATTGATGATTATAATCTTTCAACTTTACAATCTCTTTTAGAAATAGAAGGCAAGGTAATATTTCAAGATGCATATGGACATATTCAATCTCTCAAACAGTTTGGTAATGACGGCTTAGGTTCTAATCTAAGTAGTGCAAAATTAACAAGTTTTGATAAACATACTGCGATTGGAATTGATTCAATTGGAGGAGCCATAGAAGATTTACCTTCAGCAATACTTGCTACCGCCGAAGTAGAGGTGCCTTCTTCTACAGAAGAAGAAGAAGATGTAGGCCTAAATCCTCCTCCTTTTGTAACTTCTCAATTAACTAGAACTATTTCTTTACCCGGCGCTATAAAAGGTGGATATAATGGCTTTTTCACGGTAAGAAACGATCCCAGTTCTGATGAAGGTGGCACTGAAGCTGTAGCCGGCTGTGGCACGATTAATGAGCCTGTTCAAGGGGAGCCATCTCCTTATGCATATACAGCGATAGGATCATCTAGTACGACTGAATATGAAGGCTTGGAAAACGTTACTCAAGGTCGTTACATAAGTTATGAAGGTCCAGGAAATCAGGTAGATTTCGAGTATGATTTTGAGTATTGCTCTGCAGCGACTTATGCTGGTAATGTGATTCGCAGTGTAGTAGGCATTTACGTTAATAGTACAACTAATGAAATTGAAAGATCCAATGCAATACTAAGTAAAGCAAATCAAGCTTATACTTTAAGAGATGACTATGCGTCAAGGCCGGGTAACCCTATTTACACTTATTCCAATGGTGTTGTAGTCAATACTACATACACAGCAGAAGGAACTGTCAATAAAGAAGCTGTTGAATATTATGGCTGTGCGGCAGATCAATACTTACAGGCAGGAAGAAATATTCTAGAAGGTGCAAATAACAGTCTAGCACGAGTAGCAGTCGAATTTGCAGATAATTATACAGGAATATATGGCTATTCCAGGATGCAGCAAGTATTTTATACTTATGGAGAAGGGGATCAAATCATTCAAAAGACGCAACTAAATTATATTCACACAGCCTCCAGTGCAGTAGCACAAAAAGCAGCAAATAGAGTTCGTGTCTCCTACCGTGGCAATGCAAGACTAGATAGGATGAGATATCAGATAGCGGATGGCATTGATTTCAGTAGTTTTAGGGTTTTGGGCAAATCTTTTGATCGAACAGTAAAAGGGGACTCATTATTGACTTCACATAGTGAGTCAAAGTTCAAGAACCCAACTAAATCTTTTAATCTTGTTTTATCATCTAAAACAGTAACTACTTACCAGTATGGCAGTATTTACAATACAGAGACTGAAGCTTTTACAGATTTTGAAGACCCTAGCAACAGTTACCGCAGGGTAAATTATTCTTCTGCTAGTGGGCCTGAAGAACCTGATAGGATTGAATACCAAAGAGATGGTAATGGTTGCTTATATGGCAATGACGATTCTTCTGACACAGAAAATGAAGAAATAAAATATAATGTACCTGTAAGCATTACAAACAAGCTTGGGACATCTTCTGTTCCGATCTCATGGCTTGGTACACCTGGGCCTTCAGTAAAAGAAGTTCAAATACCATTAAGCTTTGCCCCGATCAAGACAAAGATATGTAATGGAGTAAAGACTGTTCCTGATACATCCGCAACACTTAATACATATAGTCAGATTCTTTCTACATATGCAAATAATCTTGCCAAAAAAATTACTGCAGATAATTTTGGCTATCGCATTACAGAAAGCGGTACAAGGGCTGAGGTTTTTGCATACTATCCATTCTATCCAATTTCATTACAAATTTCAAGCCTTGGAAAAAAATATAAATTACGAGTTGCTTCTTCTAATTGGGTTTTTGATTCTGATAATGTACTATGTTCATTTGACTGTTTTAATGTAGGTCAGGTTTCGACTTCGAGCTCTGGACCACAGACTACTCCAAGTGTCTATGCTGGCTTTGTAAAGGTCGAGACAACTACTACGTTGACTGGTTCATATTTTAATTTACCCCAAACTGCTACGTCTATTACAATTACAGATCTACCTGCCGGCGGCACAGTAAATTTAAACGGCAGTCCAGTAACTATCGGTACGGTAATTACCTCAGATCAAATAAATGCAGGCAATGTTACTTTTGTTCCATCTGCTGGTGGTACGACTACAGTCGAGATTGGCTTTGAGGCTTCTACTTCTAGCGGAACCCAGATCACCTCTATCGATGGCATTTTCCCTCCAATCCAGCTAGATCTTCCAGCTTATGTTTTTGCTGATGCTGGAGATTTTACTAATAATACTACTAATGGAGGATTCGATGGCGATGCTGGTGATTTTGATGCCGGCACAAGCCCTGGTGGGCCTCATAGCATGAATGGCGGTGATTTTGATACTGGGGCAACAGTTGTTATTAGTGAGCCAGCTACTCCCGTTGGCGCGTCTACCGGCAATAACACAGTAGATCCTGAATTAGAATCAGGTATTTCAGTTGTTGATGTTAACGATACAACTATTTCAAGCGATACCCTGCCAGCACCAGTAGGCAATTTAGATTCAAACTTTGAAGTAATTATTGATTTTAGCTTGAGGCCAAAGACATACTTTAGGCTGGCGACCCAGGTATTGCCTCAACTGGGCTGGAACTATTACTACATTACAGCACCTCTTGGTACTGCTATTGATATGGGTACGATTGCAAATCCAAATAGTTATACAATGAATTTTGGAACAATTACAACTCCTATCCAGCCAGTTTTAGCCTCTTCTGTGGTTTAGTGGAATACTACCTTGAATTGGTTACACGATGGCTGTTCTAACGTCTGCAGAGGTTAATGAACAGGTCAATCTGTCATATATTCGTGGCACTTATAAAGTAGCTTTAACATTTACAACTACAGATTACACTTCAACTGTTTCTTTAGCAACAGTAGCGGCAGATGAAGTTACTGTAGGAGACGGAGGCTATGCAAGGCTAAGTTATACTTACAGTACTGTTGATTTATTAGCTTTTTCAAATGGGCAGCCATTAGCTGAAAAGGTAGCAACTTTTGTTCATGATGGTTCTTCCACCGATATAACTTTTAACTATGCTGTGTTACTTAGAGACGTAAGTGGTACGGTAACAGTCGTTGGCTTTCAAAAGCTTGCAGAAACTATTGTTTTATCGAATGGTAATTTTGCACAAATTAATATTAATATCTTGCAGGGAGTTGGCTAGTGGAATTAATCGATAAGTTAAATGAAAATTCAAATGTATCAAGATTGAATGCTGTTGATGCTGCATATGCGGGCAATCCCTATGCCGGTTCTAATTTTAAGGCGAAGTGGCAGGGCTACAATGAAGATGGCATGTCAATTGTCAAGTATCAAGATCAATTGTACACCGCTAAAAACTTATCGGGTCAGTCTGCTGCAAAAAATAAAACAGTCTTTTTAAGAGCCGCTAAAGGAAGTAGAACTGTAAATTATTAATATGTCTCTTGAAAGGCTCGTAAAAGAATTTGCAGAACGTGTTCGCGCTGAATTGTTAGCAAGAATAGAAGCAGAAAAAAATAGCGATACTGCAGTCGTAAAGTGGCAAGGATTTGATAATGATGGCAAGCCCATTGTAAAAAATTTAGATAAAATTGAGACCGCTGAAGGTCTTGGTAATGTCGCGCAGAAAAAAGGAACAAAACTAATTTATGATAAGAATAGTAGCGTTGAATATAGAAAAAGAAAGAAAACGAAGCCTGAATTAATTAAAAAACAAGATATTCCATTAGCGGTTCGTGAAAGGAGAATATCAAGAGCACCTCTTCTGACGCCAGATTTGTTTCAAGTTATCAGCAATTTGTTTGATGTACCAAAAACTGCTTTCTATATGGTTACATACTCGACACACATGCCAGGTCCAGGGTGGTCTGGGGGGCGGCTGCCTATTGGTGCAGGACAGTCTGAAACAACTTATACGAGCACATCTGAATCTGTCAGCAATTATACGGAGGAAGCGACCCAAGGCGTCACTTATAGAATAAGCTGTGGAGCGGCGGCGGTGGCATGCCAAAACTTTTTTCTTGGGCCAGGATTTGCAACCGCTTCAGTCAACGGATTGGGCTTAAATTTATCTTTAGACATCACAAGCGCAAATGGCAGTGACGAGCAATGTGATATAGCGATAAATATAGAGCAAACTACAACAGGAGGTACTATTGATCAAGAAGTAACAGCCTCTATTCTTTCTTCTCCTGGTAGTTCTACTCAATATCGTACGGGGGATGCAGAGGTGCGGAGCGACTGGGCTTTTCTCTCTTTTCCTAGGGCTGTTTATTATTTTCAAACGCCAGAAAATATAACAACTGGCAATAATGAAATAAGAGAGATTGATTTAAATACGATTGTTCCTAACAGGATCTATGACAGCAGGATTGTTCATAATTATGCTTCTAGGGAAGGCGATGATGTTTTTGTTTACACTATTTATCAGGCTGTAGACGTTGACATGAGTCAAGAATATCAAGTCTACTTGACTAATACAACGAGAGTTAAAGATGACGAAAGGTACCTTGGTAAGGTAACAAAATACATAATTCATACGAGATTAAATCTTTTGACAGGCGAATACGAGCATAAAATAAATGAAAGCCCAAATACTGGAAATGCAAATGCTGTTACAGGCCAATTGGATGAATATGACGCTACATCAAACTTACAGACTGGAACTTGGCTTTTGCGTGTTGCTAGTAGAGCTGATGCCAATCCATCATGGGCAGCTGGTACTTGCTCGGCCAATTGTACAATAGATCTTGATTTCTTTAACCGTCCTTATCACGGCTTTGCGGATAATCCTGATAACCGATTTTCTTTCAATCCTGAAGCCATTTGGAGAGAGTCTTACGAAGGCGATTGGCTTTATGCTTACAGAAGCCTGTCATGGGACAATATTGCGGCATCAAATATTGACGGGTACGATCTTAATGACTTTTTAAATTTATCTTACAAAAATAGCTTCTTTTGGCATGGAATTGATACAAGTATCAACAGGAATACTTCCTCAGCTTTTAATAGAAAAGATATAACAGGCACCGCATGGGAAGGCAATACACCGCTAACCAATACATATAACGATATTGAATACATGTACAGTTTTACCCAGAATGGTCCTACTATTTCTTTGTGGAGTGATTATTTTGACGGGTCAGTCCCAAACGTACCTGATGATTACAGCAGCTGGAGGAATTGGACATTTATTGAAGGTTATAGTTATGTTTATTCTGGGACTCTTCCCGTAGATCGAATTACAGAGAATGTCTATTCCGAAACGATCTATACTTTACCTAACTTTTCTCTTGCAGAAAATGTCCTAGAATCAGGCAGTAAAACTGGAGATCGAATAAGTTATTACCGTACATGGTTTAATTTTGTGCCTCTTGATTCTATAAGAATAGTTACTTATGAAATAACCACAGAGACAATAGATGGAATACCGCAGCAAATTATCACACTTATAACAGCCTCACAGGGTTATACGTTTTATGCAGGCGATGTTATTCAAATAAGTGAAGATGCGGCAATCAATGGCCAATATGCTATCTATCAAGTCAATTCAAATATTGAATTCAAGGTGAGCCTTCCAGGATCTACCAACACAGCAGGAGCAATAGCATCTACCGGGATAGCAACTAAATTGCCTCCAGCAGCATAAGGAATACTAGTTCAGCATTCTGAAGCCTGTGGCGCTACAAATTAGGAGGGGGACTTCTGCGGATGTAACCTCTGAAAGCTTTGTGCCACTACTTGGTGAGCCATTATATTTAACTGACAATCAAAAGCTTTATATTGGTGACGGCAGTACTCAAGGCGGAAATGCTATTGGTGGGGCAACTGATTTAAATGAATTAACTTCAGTTACTTTAATCGATGAATCAGTAGGAGCTTTAGATTTATATTCAGTTACATCAAATACTGTTTTAATAACATTATCAGTAGGTCAAAGTGCTTATTATGTAGGGCTACAGGTCGTCATTTCTAATAGCTCAGTCGCAGCATTAAATGGCACGCATACAATTACAAGCATTCCGACAGGCAGTCAGTTCACCTTTTCGCTGACAACTGCAGATGTAACCTCTGCAAGTGTTACGGGTGTGGTAACACCAAAAATTCCAAATGGAAATGTTTTAGCTTGGAATGAAACAAATTCATACTGGGAAAATGCTCAAGCACTTTCTGACGTAGTCAACGATACCACTCCGCAACTCGGCGGAAACCTGGATACAAATAATAAAACTATTACTAGTACTGGAACTAATAATATTGAATTTGATCCAGCGACCGGGCAGAATGTAATACTTAAAGGTAATGCAACTGATGGTTCAGGACGAATTAAATTAAATTGCGAAGTAAACAGTCATGGTGTTGTTATTAAAGGTCCACCACATAGTGCAGCAGCAACATACACATTAACCCTTCCTAACGCACTGCCTACAGTTGCAGGACAATCTCTAACGTCAGACACAAGCGGTAATTTAAGTTTTACCACCGTTAGTGGAGGAGGCGTTGCGACAAGAACAAGTGCCAATGCAACTACAGCTTCTATAGCCGACGGCGCATCTGCTGACATGACAATTACTGGCGCAAAGTCTTATATGCTTATGTCGATTCAAACCAGTGCAGCTGCCTGGGTTACTGTATACACAAGCACTGCTACCAGAACCTCAGATGCTTCTAGGAGTAGCAATACTGATCCATTGCCAGGTAGTGGCGTTATAGCTGAGGTTATTACAGGTGCAGCAACTACTCAAAAAATCACGCCAGGGCTATTAGGTTTCAATGATGAAGCTACACCCACCTCAGACATTTATTTGAAGGTAGAAAACCAGTCTGGATCAGCCGCCGCCATAACAGTAACTTTAAGTCTTTTAGTCCTTGAGTCATGAGCACTTTTGAGTATGTTGTTACGCTTTTAAATCGCGGTGATTTAGATGCATTTTACGCTGACATGGAGACACTGGGACACACTCGTGCTGAGGTGCCAGAAAGAGAGGTCGAATGTTTTCAACGAAGAGAGATAAGTAGAAATACTCATTACCTGCTTACTGAAGAAGAAGCTGGAGCTCTCAAGTCTGATGACCGGGTTAGATGTGTTCAATTGCTTGACGAAATACCTGAATTAACTAAGAATGCATCTCAGACATCTTATTTCAATAGGGGGTATGTCTCTGACAGTAATCATACAAGTCATTGGCACAACACTGACAAAAACTGGGGATTGTATCGTAATTTTGTAGACACAAGTACCGCAAACTGGGGAGAGGAAAGTAGCAATGCAAATGCTTTTCCTAGAGTCAATGCAACAATCTCATGGAACTTAGAGGGGCAAGACGTTGATATTATTATTAATGATGACCTAATCGACCCAAACCATCCTGAGTATGCGATCAATGATGATGGCACAGGCGGATCACGGGTGCAAAATATTGACTGGACTGATTATTTGTCTAGTGGCAGTGTTGCTCATTGGAAAAGCATTTTCTTTGATTACACAGAAAACCATGGAGCCTTGTGCGCTTCTAGTGCTGCTGGCAATACGCATGGATTAGCTCGTAAATCAAATATTTACTGTCTTGAGGCATCAGGAAGGCCTAAATTCGCAAAATTTAAAGCTACGAGAACAGGGTCTCTTTTGACAGTTGTTTCTGTAGAATCTGGAAGTGAACCTATAGCTGTAGGTCAAAGAGTTTATGGTACTTCAGATACAAACATTGGCACTACAAGAACAATCTCTAGTCTTGGCACTGGCACTGGAGGCACTGGCACTTATTACCTGAGTTCAGCTCCATCAGGAGATCATTTATTCGTCGACGATTATTTCACTGGACATTCGAGTGCTGGTCAAAATTACATGTGGGATTACATTAGAGCTTTTCATAAAAATAAGCCGGTAAATTCTACGACAAATAGGCGCAACCCTACCGTTGTTAACGCTAGCTATGGGTTTGTAACCTATTATTATTACAGTAATTTAAGTTCTGTTCAGTACAGAGGCACGTCATATACTTCATCAAATACAACATGGACAAACGACAATTTACATGGCAGCTTTGGTATTGTTCCTGCCCCATATTTCAACGAAACAAACTCTAACGCTACTCAATTTAGTTACACCTCTACAAGTGCATCGCTGCAATCTGACATAGAAGATGCTATTGAAGATGGCATAATGATTGTCGCTGCGGCTGGCAACTCACAGCATAAAATGGATGTCAGTGGTGGGTTAGATTTTGCGAATACATTTAATAACTACTCCTCTTATTCTTATCATAACGGTGGACTTTTTGGCCCTACTGGTGCAATTGTAGTAGGGGGACTTGATAATGCAATATCTTCAGGTAACGAATTAAAATCAGACTCTAGTAACACGGGACCAAGGCTAGATGTCTATGCCGCTGGCGTTAGTGTTTTAGGCACTGATTCTGGCGACAAAGTTTTTGGCAATATTGTGTCCTGGTCGATAACCAATAATGTGGCAACTTTTAATATACAAGGCGAAAATTACTTTTTCAATAATGCGAATTATGCAGTGTATGGTGGCAATACCGTGCGAATAAAAATACAAATGGACAGCTCTTCGCAATTTAATGGTTACCACGATTTTAAAGGGATCGTTACGGCCAGCGGCGCATCAAATCCAACTGGTTTTACAATTGATTTTACAGCAGCTGATACGTCTCTGACAACTGAAGATGGGTCTTTCTATAGTTGCAGTGAAAATAGCCCAAAAATCTTATATGCATATCATTTATGCGATCCAAGAAATGACAATAAGTATTTATACCACGCAACCGGCACAAGCTTTTCCGCACCAATAACAACAGGATTGGTTGCATGCTGGATGGGTTATTTTGGTCGACTTGATAGAGAAGAATTTAAAGCTTTAATTGCAGAAAACGGCGCTTTGAATAAAATGACTGCAGGAGCAACAGACGATTATGATGATCCTCGTGCTCTCTTAGGTGGTCCCAATACTATACAACGATACAAAGAGTTTCGACCAAGTTCTGGATTTACCTATCCTCAAAACACCCATAAAGCAAGAAGCACAGCAACAGTAAAAGGACAAACTAGTTATGTAGCTTTTCCAAGGCAAAGAGTTTTGAGATACGGGTCGTAGGAACACTAGCCCGTCTATTTAGGGAGTGATTCCCTTTTATCATGTCTGAAGAAAACACCAAAGCCTCCGAGATGGAGACTGGCGGCCAAGAACTCACACCACAGATCAGTGCTGAGGATAAATCTCAGTACAGTCCAGATGAGGTCGCCAATCTCGTTAAAGCACTACGTTCTGAACGTGAAGCTCGTAAAACTTATGAGCGTCAATACAAAGATAAAGAACAGCAACTTTTAAAACTAAAAGATGTTGATTTAGATCGTTACCAACAACTTGAGGCTGATGCTGCCCGTGCGGCTGAGATTGAATCACGTTATGGTGAGACAATTCAAGCTATTGAAGAAAAGTATGGAAGGCAGACAGCAGAAGCTGAAGGCAAAGCCAAACAAGCTGAAACGCAAATTAATGAATTTAAAAAGCGTTATGCTCTTGAGAAGGTATTTACTTCAGCTGGTGGACGAACTGATTCTGCCGACGGCGTATCTTTTTTCGACATGTTCGCAGAACAGATGAGTAAGCGGTTTAGGCAAGAGGCTAACGGCAGCATTACTGTTGTCGATGAGCAAGGTGATCCTATTCTTGATAGCGAATCTGGCAAGCGAATTTCGCCTGAAGACTTTGTAAGCAGTTACAAAACACATCCTGTCTACGGCACTTTCTTTAAAGGAGTCAAGGGTTCAGGTGCTGGATTGAACTATGCCGGGACAGATGCAAACGGAATGCCAGTAGAAGATTTATCGTCATTGTCTAGAGAAGAATTATTCTTAAAGGCATTCGGATAAATGTTTTGCCCCGAAAGGGGCTTTTTTATTGGGAAGAATAGAAGTTTCGGAATTATATGTTAGAAAGCACCCGGTTTTGACTGGCCGTGATGGTTAGCAGGCAGGGTGTTCGAGTTAGAGCGTGATGCTCTGGACACGTTTCACCTTTCCTCCATTAACCACAGGAGTTTAATTCTAATGGCTTTAAATCTATCCGAGGCTAAAAAGCACTCTCGGAACCCCCAAGAACTGGCAGTTGTCACAGAACTGGCTGCTGGTCCTCTGCTATCCGTTCTCCCTTTCCGCGACATTCAAGGCAACGGCCTTTTCTGGAAGCGTGAAGAGAGCCTCGGAGACGTGGGTTTCCGTAACTACAACGCTAACTACACCGAAAGCTACGCTGAGGTAAGTCAGCAGTCTGAAAGCCTTCGTCTGTTTGGCGGAGACATCAAAATTGACCGCGCAATCCTTGATCTAGAAGGTGGCGAGTCACGCGCTTATCAGGTTCAATCCAAGACCCGCGCAATGCGTCTTTCTTGGGAATCCCTGTTCATCAATGGCGACTCTAACCAGTCTCCTTCTGAGTTTGATGGCTTGGCTGCTCGCATGCCGGCGGCTGATCACGCAACTAATTCACAAGTTATTCGTAACGCTTCTAGCGCCGCGACTCTTGACTTAGGTGCTCTTGATGAAGCAATCGACTCTGTTGATGCACAAGGCGGTACTAAGTACTTGGTTATGTCCAAGTCTGCACGTCGTGCTTTGACAACTAAGGCCCGTGCCTCCGCTCAGATCGACATTGCTCGTAACGAGTTTGGCTATCAGCAGATGGTTTACGCCGGTCTGCCTGTCATCGAGCTTGATCGTGACCACCAGAACGCTGCAATCCTTGATTCCACCCCTGCTGATCAATCGATCTATGTGGTGACCTTCGGCAATGACTTGCTGACTGGTATCCAGAACGGCGGCATTCAGGTTCGTGACTTGGGCGAAAGCACTGCTTCTCCTCAAATCATCGTTCGTGTTGAGTGGTATTGCGGACTGGCTATGGTTAATGGCCGTGCTGCTGCTCGCCTGACTAACGTTAACGCAACTGTCTGATTTTTCCTTCTTACAATCAGCGACACTGAGGGGCTTCGGCCCCTTTTTTTATGTAATTGGGAACCTATTACAGACCAAGTTGCTAACAGTTGAGCACTAGGTTTTTAAAATTTTTAGGTATTTATTATGGCTGCACGTTCTACGGGAATGTTCCCCCGCGAAAAGTTTGACATTGACGCTAACTTTCTTGTCACTGCAAGTGACACGACCCCTGGCGTAACTCTTGCTAATATCAAGACCATCCGCGTTGGTCTTGTTAACACGACGATCACTGGCGACGCTACTGTTGTTTTCAACATTGGCGGCCAAGACGTTACTTTCACTGCTAACGATTTCGACAAAAATGGTACTGCTATTGCTCACCTCCGTGGTGCTTTGTGTGATGCGGACAACCTCGTCAAGTACACAGCCACTGCTGGTTCCGGTACGGTCTCGGTAGGCACTGCTTTCCTCGATACAGTCGATAACGTCGGTTGATTTAACAACATACGGAATAATAAGGGTGGCTAAGGTCACCCTTTTTTTGTTATGCATTTATCAAAGCTTCCCACAATCTTCGTTAAGGGTGGCGAAGAGCGCAAAGCGTTTTTTACTATCCAAGCAAAAGAGCTTATTGCTGCCGGATGGGTAGAGAAAGGAACTGAAGAAAAAGTTGCTGAGCCTGTTGCTGAAGTAAAAGAAGAACCAAAAGTTGTTGTTGAAAAGCCTAAAGCTGAAGAGAAGCCTAAAGCACGTCGCGTTACAAAAAAGAAAGTTGAAGAATCATGAACGATGAAGTTCTTTATGTGAAAGGCCCAAGATATCTTGACGGTGTTAATCTTGACGCCGACATTATTTCAGCTGAACCAAAGATCATTCGCCGGCAGGTAAGTGATCCTGTAAATGACGGAAGTCTTGGTAAACCTACATATGTTCCAGGTTCAAAGAACCTAGACGGCACACCTCTTTAATAAAAGCGGAAGACTACAAAGAACTGCGTGGGCAAGTAATGGCAATGCCTCTTTCTATTGCCAAAAGTCTTGGCAAGTCTAAAGCTAAGAAGAGCAAAGTAATTAGTGAATATGGCGGCAAGGCATCGCCTATCAAGAAAAAACCTTTCAATGGTGCAACCAATCGCTTAAGGAGGAAAAAGAGTGGCCGCTAAAGGACGCACCGCCAAATTTTACGCTAGTAATCCTGAAGCGTATAAGAAGAAACTTGCTTATGATAAAAAACGGAATGAGAAGCCAGCACAAAAGAAATATCGGGCGGAACTAGCTAGAGAGCGTAGAGCTAGAGGTGTTATGGGTAAAGGTGGTAAGGACGTAAGTCATACTGCCGACGGCAAATTTAAGATGGAAAACCCAAAAAGCAATAGGGCAAGAAATGGTCACGGCAAAAACGGTAGACTTGCTCCAGGTAAAGGTACTAAGAAATCTAAGCGGTAGGCAGACTAGCCTAGTCATTTAGTGCAATGGCGGTAAGGATAACCTCTGCAGAATCAATCAAGCAGGCTATTCTTGCTGATGTTTTACTGCGTGAAATATTTGTCAAAGTACAGGTCAACCAAACAGGACTAGCACCAATTGCTTTAGGACCAAGTGTTGGTATTCTTGGTATTCCTTCAATTAGTGATTTTGAAGCTACTTGGAAGCTTGCAATCATTGGTTTAACTAGTCTAGAATCTAAGCAAGTAGCAGATTCGCTTGAGAGAATATTTATTGGAGCGTCGTTCAAATTTTCTAATAACGACATCCAGGTTAGTATCTTTTCGCTGGCAACACGAGAAGTTTTAGAATCTGCAGAAGAACAGCAAAAATTAAAGAAAGATGCCCAGCGGTCAAAGAATCTTGAGAAGGCGATTGAATATGCTGAGAATTTAAAAAGCGGCATCGATGGCCAAAGAGGTATTCAAGGTATTGCAGGAGCAAAAGGCGAACCTGGACTACAAGGGCCACCGGGAAGAGATGGACAAGATCTTGTTGCTACTGAAGCCGAGCTTCATGACTTAAAGGATGTTTTTATTCCTGATCCAAGAGTTGGCCAGGTATTAACATGGGATGGAGCTAGTTGGGTTTCATTGTTTGTGCCACAAACGTACAGATATGCTGGAAGCGGTATAGAGGAAGCACCTAATGACGGTAATTATTATGTACGCCAAAACAAAGTTTGGATTCTGCTTTCTGAGGCATTAGGCAATACAGGTATCGAATCAGGAGACTTTGACCCGTAAGGAATACTAGTCTAGCATTTTTACGTCGATGCCAACCCCCGCTAATCGTGCAAAGATACAGGTAGCAAGGGGTTCCTTTACGAATATTTCTGCTAGCCTTTCCGATCTGCTTGATGGAGAGCTTTGTTACGCAAAAGACGAGAATAGACTTTATGTGGTTGAGGGTACAACCCTTACACCAGTAACGGCAGAAGACGATGATGTTTTAGTCGAAGTACATAATCAATCTGGTTCAGATATTGTAAAAGGCAAGCCTGTCTATGTCAGCGGGACTCATAGTTCAGGTAAGCCAATTGTTGAATTAGCTGATAATAATGGATCAGGAACTTATCCGGCGATTGGCCTTGTCCATGAAACAATTACGAATGGTGCTGATGGCAAAGTAATCATCAGTGGCTTGCTCACAAATATAGCTACAAGTACTTTAGGTAGCGCCGGAGATGCTCTTTATATTGATTCTACTGCCGGTGGTTTAACTACAACAAGACCTACTGCTGCAACAGAAAAAGTACAAAAAGTTGGATTAATTACAAGGTCACATGCTTCAAATGGCAGTATTATAATTATTGGTGCTGGACGTACAAATGATATTAACAATGAACTTGTTGCATTAACAGGTGTTAGTTTAAACGCTACTAATTTAGGAACGTTTACTGGATTAACAATTCCAGATAATCAAGACATTAAAAATGCACTGCAAGCATTAGAAACTAAAGCAGAAACGGCTATTGTTGATGCTGATATTTCCGCAACAGCTGAAATTGCGGTAAGCAAACTAGCAAATGGCACCGTTAACCAAGTACTGGTTACTGACGGCACAGATGTTAGCTGGTCCGATAATTTAACGATTGCCGGCAATCTCACAGTTTCCGGCACAACTACTACTATTGATTCACAGACTCTTACTATTGAAGATAAAAATATTGAACTTGCAAAAGTCACGACCCCAACAGACGTTACTGCCGACGGCGGTGGTATTACATTAAAAGGCACGACCGACAAAACAATTAATTGGATTGACGCAACTGATGCATGGACATTTAGTGAGCATATTAATATTGCAGATACAAAAGAATATAGAATGAATGGCACAGCCGTTTTAGCTTATTCTGGATCAGACAAGATTCTTGATAACGTTATTGTTGACGGTGGCACGTACTAATCGGTAACCTAGTTCGCCGTTATATAACGGTGTACCGGCCTACATAGGCACAAAAGGGAGCCACATGGCTAACACTATCAAACTAAGGCGTTCCGCAACGTCTGGGGCGGTTCCTACGGCTAGTCAGCTTGCCTTAGGCGAGTTAGCGATGAATACTTTCGATGGAAAGTTATTCATTAAAACAGATCAAAGTGGTACAGAGTCAATCGCTGAGATTGGCGCAGGTGGTAGCACAGTTACGATTGCAAGCACGCCTCCAGGAAGTCCTAATGTAGGAGATATCTATTGGGATGATGTTGATGGTTCAGCATACATCTATTACGATGACAGCGACACTCAGCAATGGGTATCATTAAGTGCTGCAGCTTCAGCAGTTGATTCTGCATTTATTGAAACTCCGCAATCTATTTCAACTGATAAAACAATTGCTGCTAGTACAAATGCAGGAATGATGGGACCGACAGTTGCCATCAATTCAGGTATATCTATTACTGTCGGAGCTAATTCTCAACTTACTGTGCTTAACTAATCATGGCATACGGAAAAATTAAAGCAGATTCACTCGTTTATGACAACAGTGGCTCTGATGTAGAAGTAACTCTGCAAAGTCTAACGACTAAACTTGGATCATCAGATATTGGATCAACTGTTCAAGCCTTTGATGCTGATACTGCGAAAACAGATGTAGCTCAAACATTTACATCTTTGCAAACACTGAATGCAGGACTAAGTGTTGATGGCCCTTACAAGCAAACAGCAGAAGCAGTGAGTGCTCTTGATATTGATCTTGCTACTGGCAACTATTTTACAAAAGCGATTAGCACCTCCTCCACAGTTACTTTCAGCAACCCACCAGCCTCTGGCACTGTTGGTTCCTTTACTTTAGAACTCGTTTTGACTGGTGCATCTACAGTTATTACGTGGCCAGGTAGTGTTTATTGGAATAATGATGCCGGTCAAACGGCACCAACCCTTGTTGATGCACGCACTCACCTCTTTATGTTTGTTACCACCGATGGTGGTACTAAATATCGCGGTGCTGTCCTAAGTAATTACACGGCTTGATATGGATCCTATTACACAACAAACAGTATTAGCTGCAGCAGGTGCAGCAGGTGCAGGTCCGCTTTATGTTGATGATGTTTTTAGTACTTATGTATATGAGGGTACAGGGCTATCCAAGCAAATTACAAATGGACTTGATTTAGCTGGTGAAAAGGGGTTAGTTTGGTTTAAAGCTAGAGAGTCCTTATCTTCACCTTACACTAATCTTGAATTGCACTGTTTATTTGATAATGTTAGAACAGGAGCTACTGGTGGAAGCGCAGGTGGAGGTGGTAGATTACGAACGGACTCGAGCCAAGGGGCTCAGCCAGATACTTATTTAGACTCATATAATTCTAATGGATTCACAATTACACCAAATTCTACGGAGAGTGCTGCAAATCTTATTAACCAGAGTGGAAAAGAATTCGTCTCTTGGTCATTCCGCAAAGCGCCTGGTTTCTTTGATGTAGTTACATATAACGGTGACCCAAATGGCAACCCTCAAAGCATTTCTCATAATTTAGGCAGTGTGCCTGGGATGATACTGGTTAAAAGAACTGACACTACTGAAAATTGGCATGTTTATCATAGGTCTACTGGTGCTACTAAGTATTTAATTTTAGATGCTAATAATTATGAAGCTAGCGGATCTAGCATCTGGAACAACACAACACCTACGTCCACTAATTTTACTGTTGGTACTAATGGTGCCGTAAATGGCTCTGGCGGCACCTACGTTGCCTACATCTTTGCCCATGACGACGCACAATTTGGCACGGATGGTGATGAAAGCATTATTAAATGTGGCAATTATACGGGAAACTACACAAGCACTTCTCCTATTAATCTAGGGTTTGAGCCGAGCTTTGTAATTATCAAGGGTACATCCGAGAACACCGATTTTGACTGGAGAATGTTTGACAATATGCGGGGTGTAAACACTGGAAGTAATGATATATCACTCTGTGCTAACACAGCGTCCGTAGAATTAGCCGGTACTAACTATGACCGCGACTATATTAGTTTTACTCCGACAGGCTTTGAGGTAAAGTCTAACGACAATTCGGTTGCTCAATCAGGTAAAAACTTCATCTACATGGCAATCCGCCGTCCGAATAAGCCGCCTGAAGCTGCAACGGAAGTGTTTGCTATTGATACAGGAAATGGATCTTCATCTATCCCAACATGGGACAGCGGGTTTCCTGTTGACATGGCGCTTGCCAAAAGCACCAGCAATGGTGACAGCTTTATGCCAGCAAGACTTATCGGGTCTAAACAATTAAAACCTACTGGACATGCTATCGAAAGTAGTGACGGTTCTTTAACTTGGGACTCAAATGCAGGATGGGCTAAGGACTACAACAGTGCTTATATTTCTTACATGTTCAAACGTGCCCCAGGTTTCTTTGATGTAGTTGCTTATCCGGGTGAAGGAGGAAGTAACAGGTCTGTAGCACACAATTTAACCGTAACGCCAACGTTGTGGATTACTAGAAATAGATTGTCAATTGGAGGTTGGTATGCCAACTACACAGTAGTTGATGGCAGTTGGGATTATCTAAGACTTGATAACGACGGATCAGTAACTGGTGTAGGAGGTGGCCTTACATTACCTACGTCAACAGCATTTTTTGTAGATTCAAGTGGTGGGAGTGATATCAGTGGTGACACTTATATCGCTTACCTATTCGCAACCCTACCCGGCATCAGTAAAGTAGGTACTTATTCTGGTGATACTGGAAATGCAGTTAACGTTGACTGCGGGTTTACGAATGGTGCCAGGTTTGTATTAATCAAAAGAACCGATAGCTCTGGCCATTGGTATCTTTGGGATACAACTCGTGGTTACAATGGAACCACTGATAACTTCTTACTGGTAAATAGTCCCTCAGGGGAAAACGCTAATATAGCCAATATTGATGATCATCTTGACGCATTACCTGCAGGATTTACCGTAAGAGCTTCGTCAGGAGTTAATACTTCTGGTGCAACCTACATCTTCCTTGCAATCGCTTAAACATAACTAACTATGGAAATTAGAAATCGATCAAATTTAGCCTCCGCTACCCTTCATGCTAGTGGCGGCACCTACTTATTCCTCGCCATTGCTTAATCATGGAAATCCGCAACCGTTTAGATGGTGAATTGACTACCGTTAGTCAGTTCAAAGCAACACAACCGAATACTAGCTTCCCTAAGCAAATTACAGCTGACATCCTTAATAGTTATGGGTATGATCCTGTACTAAATGGTCCAGCAGCTACTGTCACTGCTCCTTATGGCGTCAGCATCCGTGATGGCGTTGAAGAGATTGATGGGCAATGGTTTACTAAGTTTATCGCTGGCCCGGTTTTCACTGACACAACCGATGACGACGGCAACGTAACGACAGCAGCCGACAATGAAATTGCGTACAAAGCACGTATTGATGCAGAGGCTGCTAAATCAGTTCGTGCAAAGCGTGACAAGCTAATTGCTGAAACCGACTGGGTTATTGTTATGGCAAAAGAGACTGGAACAAACATTCCATCTGCAGTAAAAACTTATAGACAAGCTCTTCGCGATCTGCCTAGTGCTGATGGTTTTCCACATACGAT